GTTGAAGTGCCTCGGACAAGATGGTCGAGCTCACGGTGTGCTGACATACCACGGAGCGGCAACTGGGCGATGGGTGGGCAGACACTTCCAACCGCAAAACCTTCCACGCCCAAATGTTGATGATGTGGATGCAGTGATTGAGCTCATGCGTCAGCGTGATCCGAAAGTGATTAAGGGTGACCCGATGGATGCTCTGGCGTCGTGCTTGCGCGGGATGCTTGTACCTTCGAACGGCAACAGGTTAGTGGTTGCAGATTACTCCAGTATCGAGGCTAGAGTTTTAGCATGGCTTAGTGACAGCGAAGATGTTTTAAATGTCTTTCGATCAGGACGAGACATATATAAAGCAACGGCGTCTAACATGTACGGGATACCATACGGTGATATTAATTACGACCAACGATTTGTTGGCAAGGTTGCAACCCTCGCACTGGGATATCAAGGTGGTGTACGCGCATTTCAAAAAATGTCCGAAGCCTATGGTGCTGAAGTGACAGAGGGTCAGGCGTTAACAATACGCAACGATTGGCGAGAAGCTAACCCTAAAATTGTAAAGTTGTGGGTCGATGTGGAGAGAGCTGCAAAGAATGCCGTCAGCTACGGTACAGAGTTTGAAGCATCTAAGGGGTCATTTAAAGTCGTTAATGGTGATCTTTTATTTAAGCTTCCATCAAAGCGCATACTTTCATTCCCCAACGCCAAGATACAGCCAACCGACAGAGGTGTTGAGCTTGTATATGAGGGCATGAATAACCACATCCACAAATGGGGTCAGATCAAAGCCTATGGCGGATCATTAGTTCAATCAATTACTCAAGCTGTAGCGCGTGATGTGTTAGCCGAAGCCGTTCTCCGATTAGAACGTGCTGATTACCCGGTTGTTCTACATGTGCATGATGAAATCATTGCTGATGTGCCGAATGACCATGGCAGCTTGGCTGAGTTTGAGTCTTTGATGTGTGAGTTACCAGCGTGGGCAGAGGGTCTTCCGGTGACTGCCGAGGGGTATGAAGCAAAACGATATAAAAAATGAGGGAGTCGCACATTGAACACAAGGTTACTGAGCTTGCAAAAGCAAGGGGGTGGCTGTCGTTCAAATGGGTGTCACCTTCTCAGCGTGGTGTGCCAGATCGGATATATTTTAAAGACGGAGAACTTGTGATTATCGAATTCAAAGCGCCAGACAAAAAGCCAACACCCTACCAGCTTGCTATACATCGCCGTCTGAAAAATGCTGGGTTTCATGTCCATGTTGTAGACAGCATAAAAAGCGGATCAGAATTATTATGCTAAATCGATCAAATCTACATGATTACCAAGTCAAGGCTGTAGACTTTGTTAAGAAAAAAAAGGTTGCAGCACTTTGGATCGACATGGGGCTCGGAAAGACAATTTCCACCCTCACCGCTTTATCGGATTTAATTGCAGCCAAAAAGGTAAAAAAGGTGCTAATTGTTGCGCCCCTACGCGTGTCAAAACACACTTGGCCTACAGAGATACAGCTCTGGGAACACACAAGCGCCTTAAAACACACCGTTTTAGCGGGTTTGAGCCCCGCAAAGCGCAAAGCCGCTGTCTTTGAAAAGACACCGATCCACATCATTAACAGAGAAAACATACCGTGGCTTGTCGAGTTACTCGGACAAAAGTGGCATTACGACATGGTGGTGATCGATGAGAGTAGCAGCTTTAAATCTCACAGCAGTAAACGCTGGAAGTCATTACGCAAGGTGCTTGGAAAAATAGATCGGATGGTGCAGCTTACCGGGACACCAGCGCCAAATAACTTGATGGAGCTGTGGCCTCAGATTTATCTGCTTGACAAGGGTAAGAGATTACAGAACACCAGAGGCAAGTTTTTAGAGAAGTATTGCCAGCTAATCGGTAACCCCGCATGGAACCAGTGGGCAGTCAAAACCGACAGGGTTAACGCCATTTATCGTGCAGTAAAAGACGTTGTACTTCGTATGTCTAGCGAAGACTACCTTGAGATGCCAGATCGTTTAGACGTTAACGTGGACGTTGTGCTGCCACCTAAAGCCCGAAAAGCTTATGAAGATATGAAGCGTGATTTCATTTTAATGTATGAGGCCGGTGAGATTATGGCTGTAAATGCGGCAGTGCAAATCAATAAGCTATTGCAGATAAGCAACGGTTGCATTTACACCGAAGAAGGCTATGAGCTAATGCACGCTAAGAAAGTAGATGCGTTAGTTGAGATTGCAGACACATCAACAGAGCCATTATTGGTTGCCTACAACTTTAAGTCAGATTTGGCTGAGATTAAAAAGGCCATTCCAAAGGCTGTTGTACTCGACAAGAACCCAAAAACGATAGACAAATGGAACAATGGCGAGATACCCGTGATGCTCTGCCACCCAGCAAGCGCGGGTCATGGGCTGAACTTACAAAAAGGTGGCAGCGTGATAGTTTGGTTTGGCTTGACGTGGTCTCTAGAGCTGTATCAACAGTTTAATGCCAGATTACATAGGCAAGGGCAAACTAAGCCCGTTCGCGTGATTCACATAATGTCAAAAAACACTGCTGACAGCCGTGTACTGGGCACATTAAAATCGAAAGAGGAGGGGCAAAGCGCGTTACTGACATTTGTCAAACAACTAAAAACAACACAAAGTTGACTTGGTTGTATTTTTAATGCAGTATTGCCTCATGATTGATAATTTATTGCAATATTCATACACCGTATTCCTAACGTGTCCACAGCAGACAGATGAAATGTTGTGGTGGTGCGTAGACTCATTAGTAGACAAACCTTATAATAATTAAAAGCGTGAGTTGCATCACATTGATAGGAGATTTTTTAGTATTTAATATAAATGGATTTTGAACCAACAATATTAAATTAGGTGAATAAAGTGAACAGTTTTAAAGATAGATTGAGCGAAGCATGTAATAAAAGCTCTAGTATTCCAGAGTATGGCAAAGGCAGACAGGTAACAATTGCAAAGATGATGGGTGTTTCACAAGAAGCTGTTAGAAAATGGTTGTCTGGTGAAGCAAGACCAAGGGCTAACTCAGTTAAGAAGTTAGCAAAGATATTAGATGTTGAGTACATATGGCTGACGTTAGGCTCAGACCAAGATGCTGTTAGCTCATATCGTGAGGCATCGGAAAGGCAAGACGCGGGTTTGTATGCGTTTGTAAGTTACATTGTAAACGCCGGAGGGTCAGTTGCGTTTAACAAAGATAGCTCTGACACAAGTGATTTAATGGTTATACAAAACGGTGTTATGACTAAATACAGTGTTACTTCGGCTAATAGTTATGAGGGTGGTGGACAACAGTTTGTACTTAAAAGTCAAACATCGGGCGTTCAAACTGTTTGCGCCGTTAAATACGACAGCTTTGATGTGGCTTACGATTTTGTACATGTGCCTTTTGAGATAGCTGCTGAACACGCTAAATCAGGTAAAGACTATATTATTAACAATTTACAAAACTTAAAATACAAGGAGAAGTAATGGATAGACCATATTATCAAATGCCTGAGCTTGCAGACCTTTTAGGAATGTCGGTGAAAGGCTTGCACAATTCGGTGCATAAGGAGAGCTTCCCAATTCCTACCTATAAATTAGGTAAGAAAAGGGTTGCAGACAAGGCTGTTGTAGAAGCGTTTTTTAATCAAAAACGTGACATAGGTTTAGCGCAAATAACAACTTAACATGGAGGTTACAACGTAATGTTGGATTTAGTCGAGAAAGACAAGAACGTGGAGAACCCAGCTCATTACACCTACGGCGCTATCGAGTGCCTTCGCTACTTAGAAGACTCGCTAGGTGATGGGTATCAATATTTTCTTGAAGGAAATGTTAAGAAATATTTGCATCGCTGGCGTCACAAACATAAAGACAACACCGATCTACAATTGCAAGATTTAAAGAAAGCAGAGTTTTATTTAAAAGAATTGATTGAGCAGATTGAACATTTAAACGTAAATCAATAAGGGGGTTACCACCCCCCCTTTTTTTTTATTTACTAACGCTAGTTTTTATCATGTCCAAAATTTTATTTGCATTTGGATGCGTGTACCGCCGCAACATATTAATATCTCTGTGACCGCTAAATACGGCAACAATCATTGAGTCAAGCCCCATGTCAAACAACCGGGATATCGCCTCATGCCTCAAATCGTGAAACCTCAAATCCTCAACGCCGCAACGCTTTGACGCGTTTTTAAATGCTTGAGCCACACACTGCGCGTTCTGTGGGAAAATAAGTTCAGAAGCATAAACTAGACGCTTGTTCTTACCTTTACCAACATACACTTTTCTGTCCGAGTCTTCAGGCACTTGTCTGGATATGACTTCAATAGCTGCCGGTAACAGTGGTACTACGTCATCGTGTTTTTTGCGAGGGTGCTTACGCTCTCTAATTATTATATTTTTTTTGTCAGAACTTAGGTCACTCCAAAGCAAAGCGCCTATTTCTCCTCGACGCATAGCTGTAGCCACAGCGAAATCAATCCAATCAGGTACTGGTGAGCCTTCAACGACTGTATCTTTGATAAGTGTAAGTTCTGCGTCGGAAGCTCGTCTTACTCGCTCTTCAGAACCCGCTATAACATCTAGCTTTTTTAAATTTGACATAGCATTTTTGTAATCTTGCAGTTTGGGCTTTGCTCCCCAAATAGAATCTGCCGCAGATAACACGCCACCAAGATAAATCATTTCAATATTTACGGACGCAGGAGATATTGTTTGTGACCTCTCAACCGCATAGGCTTGTAGCCTTCTGCTAGTTAATTCGGTAAGTTTTAAATCACCTAATCGTTCACTCAGCAACTCAAGCGACCACTTTTTAGAAGCTCCAAATGGTTTAATGCTGTGAACCTCTTTAAAATATCTATCAATTGTTTCTCGTAAAGTGGCCTTGTCATTTCGATACAAATCTCGATCGAGCTCAAATTCGGTTTTTGACATCCACTCTTTGGCAAGAGCTTTCTTACTAAAACTTTTGCTAACAGCCTTGTGTCCACTCTTCCGAATTAAAACTCGGTAAGTTATTCCTTGCACGCCTTCGCGTTTTTGAATGACACCCATTTGGTACACCACTTGGTACAGAATGAAACCACAGTATAGTGTGAAATGATGATAAATAAAAGGGTTAGGTACACTTCGGTACAGAACAAGATGTAGCTAAGTGATTGATAATTAACGAAATAGATATTTTAATTATTATTCCTGATAGGAAACTTATGTAGGTAATTCAGGGGTTTCCAGCCATTTTGTACAGTCCGGGTACAGTGGTTTTCGAGCAAACCTATGTTCAAATCGGTGATAAAAACTCACTGCCTTGTCTTACTGCCTGTCGCAACGCACCTTTGTCCATAAAATTACCGCTGGTGGCTTCTTCAATTAGGGGCACATCATACAGCGTAGGAACTCTTTTATCACTACCCATAAGTTGGCTGATTGCGTTAATCTGATCGACTGTAAAAAAGTTTAGCGCGTCTACAACACCTCGGTTTGCACCCGCCATAATTTCACCTAATACATCACCCGTATCTTTTAAAAGACCGTCTTTAGATTGTGCTGAAGGCACATTTGCGTTTGCGCCACCTGAAGCAAGAACTCCTCCAGCCGCTGCTAATTTTTTGTTCCGCTCAATAAAACCTTTAACCCCATCAAGCCATTGTTGGTCAGCAACCTCGTAGCCATCTTTACGCTTATTTGCGGCATCAATCGCTTGGTTCCGTGGTAAAAATTTACCTGAGTTAGTGTATCTATCAAAACTTTTTGGAAACATGACATCAAAAGGAATTGATTGCTCTAAGCCACCCGCATACTCTCCGGGCATTAAAGTGTCGTATGATTTGTGCTGGCTAAAAGGTTGTACGCCTTGTGACG